ACGACGTCGTCGATGTGGTCGCTTATGCGGCGCGGGTGGCGGGCGCCCACTGGTTGCCGTCTGAGACGCAGCGTCAGTCTGCGCCGTACGGCTATGACGACAGCGTGATCGTGCAGGCGTACGCGGCCGCGACCGGCGGCAACACGGGCCTGGATCTGATGCACCTCGACTACTGAACGACGTTTGCTGGCTGTCTCGTACGCGCCCTTCCGGCGGCAGGCCGGTTGCGTCTTACGGGCCGCGTTGGCGTCGCGGTGTAGGGCGGGGAACTAGCCAGCCCGCAGCGGCGAGACGGCCAGCCTCCTCCGATCCAAGACGAGCGACTGAGCGGGGTGATCGCCATGGCCAGCCCCGCATCCGTCCCCGTCACTATCCAGATCGGCAACACCACTGCCGGCGTCGGCCACGTCGAAGTGCCGATCATCTCTACCCCGGCAGGCCGCGACGCCGCCGGGCGGGAGCAAGTCAAGCTCGCCGTCGACCACCCCGAGCTCCGCCGCCGCATCGCCGACCTCCTGCGCGGCGTGGCCGACGAGCTTGAGAAGGGGCCGTCCGATGGTGACTAGCGCCCCCACCAGGGACATTGGCTACCTCGACCAGGTGTACGGCTACTGGCTCGGCGACCTGCTCGAGCAGATCCCCGACCTCATCTGGCCGAACAGCGTGCAGACGTACGCCAGGATGCGCACCGACCCCCAGTTGACCGCGGTGCTGGCCGCGTACACGCTGCCGATCCGCCGCGCCGCGTGGAGCGTGGATCCGGCCGGCTGCCGCGACGAGGTCGTCCAACTCGTCGCCGACGACCTCGGACTCCCCATCCTCGGCGCGGATGACAGGCCCGGCCCGGCGCGCCGGCGCGGAGTGCGCTGGGCCGACCACCTCCGCCTCGCCCTCAACTCGTTGACGTACGGGTTCATGCCTTTCGAACGCCGCTACGAGATCGTCGACGGCCAGGCGCGGCTCGTGAATCTCGGCGAGCGGATGCCGCACACGATCGGCGCCATCAACCTCAACCGCGACGGCACCATCGCCACCGTCCAGCAAGACGTCGGCACCACCCAGAAGATCCCGGCCGACAGGCTCGTCTGGTACGTGCACGAGCGCGAAGGCTCCAACTGGACCGGCCGCTCCATCCTCCGCCCCGCCTACGGCGCCTGGCTGTTGAAGCACGAGGTGTGGCGGGTCCACGCCACCTCGATCCGCCGGTTCGGGATGGGCGTCCCCTCAGTTGAAGCGCCGACCGGAGCAACGCCCGGCCAAGTCCTCGAAGCCCAGCGGCTCGCCTCCGCGCTGCGGGTCGGAGACCAATCCGGTGTCGGGCTGCCGCCCGGGTTCAAACTCTCGCTGACCGGCATGACCGGGTCGGTGCCGGACGCGATGGCGTTCGTCAGCTATCTGGACCAGCAGATGGCCAAGCAGGCACTCGCAGGGCTGCTCGACCTCGGGCAGACCCCCAATGGCAGCAGGGCGCTCGGCGACTCGCTCAAGGACATGTTTCTCCTGTCGCTGCAGGCCGTGGCGGAGGAGATCGCCGAGACCGCCACCTCCGGCCAACCGGGCATGGACGGGATCGTCACCCAGCTCGTCAACTACAACTGGGGCGACAGCGAACCGGCTCCGAGAATCGTGGTCGCGGACGTCGGCTCCCGGCAGGAGATCACAGCTGAGGCGCTGGACATACTCATCCGGGCGGGCGCGATCACCCCAGACGCGGCGCTCGAGGAGTTCGTCCGCAACACGTGGAAGCTGCCCCAGAAAGCGGAGAACGCGCCCCAGCCCGCTCCTGCTTCGGCCCCGCCGGTGCAGGCCAGGACACGCCGCCGATCCCGTCAAAAGCGCGCACAGGCCGCCCAGGAGGGTGGGCAGCGACGGCAGCTCACCCTGCTCGAAGCCCAGGCGGGGATCGACCCGGACGCCATCCACGCCGTCTGGCAGAACGCGCTCGACCGGCTCCTCGACGACTGGCAGGAGATCAGCGCCGACTGGCGGGCCGCGCTCGCCGAACGGGTCGCCGCGCTCGTCAACGCCGGCGACCTGACCGCCCTCGCGAGCATCGTCCTCGATGCGACCGCCGCGGCGGTGCTGCTCGCCGATGCCATGGTCGAGGTCGCGCGGGAAGCGATCCGACAGCTTGTCGTCGAAGCGGCCTCGCAGGGCGTCACCGTGGACCCGCCAGAGCCGGACGAGGTCGGGTTGACCGCGATTGCCCGCGCGATTGCCGCGCTTCTGGCCGGATGGCTGTCCGGCGCGGCCGGGCGTGAAGCGCTCCGCATCGCTGTCCCTGGCGCGGACGGGGAACAGGTCGCGGACGGGGTCACCGCGCACCTGGAAAGCCTCAGCGACGCGTTCCTGAGAGATCAGCTCGGTGCGGCGCTGTCGCAGGCGCAGGCGTCCGGCCGGTTCGCCGTGCTCGACGAGGCGCCCGAAGCGCAGTACCTGGCGAGCGAGGTCCTCGACTCCGGCACCTGTCCGAGCTGCCTCGAGATCGACGGCACCACCTTCGACAGCCTCGACGACGCGAAAGCCGCGTACGCGAACGGCGGCTACATCGGCTGCGAAGGCCGCCTCCGCTGCCGCGGCATCATCGCAGCCCTCTGGCCGGAAGGAGCGTAGGCCGTGACGATCGAGCGTGCCCTCGGCATCATCATCCAGCTTCTGGCGATCGCCATCCTGGTGTACCTGCTGCTGAAGGTCGCCTGACGTGGCGGACGTGACCATACCCGCCGCTCCGCCGCTGGCGACGATCCCCAACGTCGAGTTGATGCACACCGGCACCTGGGCAATCAGCACCGGCACCGTCACGTTCACACGCGACGACCTCGCCAACGCGGTCGCAGCGCTCGACTGCCCCGCGGTACGCCGGCCGGTGCTCAAGCTTGGCCACGACGAACCGGACCCGGTACGCGGCATGCGGTGGGACGGGGAGCCGGCGGTCGGCTACATCGCCAACATGGCGGTCGCCGAGAACGGCCGCACCCTGGTCGGCGACTACGCGGGCATGCCCGCCTGGCTCGGCGACGTCATCGCCTCCGCCTACCCCGACCGCTCCATCGAGGGCCAGTTCGACCACGTCTGCCAGATGGGCCACACCCACCCGTTCGTGGTCACCGCCGTCGCTCTGCTGGGCGTCACCGCCCCCGGCATCGGCAGCCTGCAATCCCTGCAAGACGTGGCCGCCCTCTACGGCGTGGCCGCCGCTGCCCGCCCGCCAGGCGACATGGTCGCCGTCACCGTCCACGCCTCACGGGAGGACATCGTGCCCAACCCGCGCGCCCCGCAGGTCGCCGCCGGGGTCACCACCGAGGACGTCCGCAGGGCGTTCTACAGCAGCGATTTCGGACGCTCCTGGGACATCTGGATCGAGTGCATCGAACTCGACCCGATGCAGATCATCGCGGTCGACGACGCCACCGGCGGCCGGTCTCGGGTGCCGATCGAGATCGGCGACGGCGACGGCGAGACCGCGGTGTCATTCGGCGACCCCGTCCCTGTGGTGATCCGCTACGAGGACGCCCCGGCCGTGGCCGCGTCCGCCCACGGTCCGCAATTCATCCGGTATGGATCCCGCGCCGAGTCGCGTCCAGGGCCGGCACCGCAGGCCAGCCCTGCCGCACCCGTCGACGCACCGACCCCCTCGGGACCTGCCGTCGCGGCCCCTGAATCTCCCCCGGTCGAGCCGGCCGCGGGGCCCACCCCACCAACCGAAGGAGCGACTATGGCTCTGGACGAGGGCCTGCGTGAGCGGCTCGGCCTCGATGCCGGCGCCGATGACGAGGCCATCCTCGCCGCTGTCGAAGATCTGATGGACAAGGCGACCGCGCCGCCGCCCGAGCCCACCCCGCAGCCCGAGCCCGTCGCGGCTTCGCTGCCGCCCGGCACCGTCGCCGTCGACGAGGCCGTCCTCGCCGACCTGCGCGAGAAGGCCGAGCAGGGCGTCGCCGCCCGCGCCCGCCAACTCACCGAGGACCGCGACCACGCCATCGAAGAGGCAATCAAGGCGGGCAAGACGCTGCCAGCCCGCCGCGACCACTGGAAGCAGGCGTGGGCCGCCGACCCCGAAGGCACCCGCCAGGCGCTCGCCTCCCTCCCGGCCGGCCTGGTGCCGCTCGAGGACGTGGGCGAGCCCGGCGGCGAACCGTCCGCCGCGGCGGACGACGGTTCCGAGTTCGACCCCATTTTCTCCCGGAAGGCGCGCTGACCCATGGCTGACTACGTGCCCGTGTACTACGGCGGCGCCGAGCCGTTCGCCATGACCGCGTCCGCCGCCATCACCGGCGGCCAGGTCGTCTTCGCCTCCGGCGTCGGCACCGTCGCACCCACCGCTGGCGCTAACGGCGCCTACGTCGGCGTCGCGGCCTTCGACGCCGCGTCCGGCCAGCGGGTCACTGTGTGGCCGATCCCGGGCGTCGTCCACGAAACCACCACCCCCGCGGGGGTGACCGCTGGCGCGGCGCTCGCCTCCTCCACCGCGGGTGGCGTCGACTCCGGCACGCTCGGCACGCTCGCTGCCGCGGGCACGCTGATCGGCACCGCCGTCTCGACCGCCACCGCCGGCAACAAGTGCCGGTGGGTCGGCCGCTAACCCGAAAGGACAGAAGAGGACATGCCTGGTACCTACCCGGCGGCACCGCCCACCCTTTCGGGCGATCTGCTCACCATCAACCGTCTCCTGCAGCAGCCGACCGCCATCCGGCGCCGGCTCAGGACGTTCACTGACCTGCGGTTCGTCTCCGACCAGATCCTGACCCAGCGCTTCCGGTCGTCCGGCGGCGCGGTGATGTACGAGGTCAGCGAGCCGATCGTCAACGCCCGCCCGGTCGAGTCCGTGCCGCCTGGCAGCACCTACCCGAAGGATGTGCCGGGCAGCGGAACCGCCGCTGTGGCCGCCATCCAGAAGTGGGGGCAGGCGGTAGACCTCACCGATGAGGAGGTCAAGCGGTCGGTGTACGCGGGCGACGCTGTGGATCGCGCCCTCCGTAAGGTCATCAACAGCATCATCAAGCAGGTCGACTCGGTGACCATGGCCGCGGTCGGGTCGGCGATCACGGCGTCCGGCGCGGCCACGGCCGCCTGGAGCAACGCCACGACGGCGACGATCCTTCGGGACATCGAGCTCGCCAAGGCGGCGATCCTGGACCTGAACCAGGGCTACATGCCCGACACGATCCTGCTGTCGTCGACAAAGTACGCTTACCTAGCGTCCGACCCGAACATCGCCAACCTGCGTAGGCGTGAGTCGACCGACAACCCGGTCTACACCGGGAAGATCGACGTCATCGACGATCTAACCGTCGTCGTCGCCCCCGTGTCGGCGTTGCCGTCGGATGACGTGTGGATCCTGGACAGCCAGCAGCTGGGCGGCATGGCGGATGAGGCCGAGGTCGATCCCGGCTACACCGTCGGCGACATGGCGGTGCAGGTCGGCACGTCCCGGCTGGAGAGCCGGGACGCGTGGGAGTTGCGCGGCCGCCGTCTGACGGTGCCGGTCGTGCAGGAGCCCGGCGCAGGCCGCAAGATCACCGGCACGTGAGGTGGGTGTCGTGGCCAAATACCAGGTGACGGCACCGTGCGTCGTCCACATCCCCATCACCACCGTGGCTGGGCCCGCCTTGGGGACGTTCTACAAGGACGCGTTCCTCCCCGACGACGTCCCCCCAGAGAAACTCGACCATCTACTCGAAGCCAAGATGATCGTCGAGGTG